CAAACTTGAAGTTCCTGAAGAAGATCAACCTCACAACCTTTGATGGCGCTGAGGCTACAGTGGTATTAAACTGGGCGTATGACTATTCTGGCAACTACAGAAAGCAAGCCTATGTACTACCGCAGTCTAACGTAGCGCAGTACAACATATCAGAATTCAACACGGACGCTGAGTATTCATCGTCCATTGCTTTGATTAAACGCAAGAAGATCAACGCCTCTGGTCAGGGTACAGTCGTAGCCGTAGGGGTAGAAACAACTGTTGAGGGTAACTCGATTGCCCTTCAAGAGATTAACATTCAAGCTCTGATGGGAAGGATAGTCTAATGTCGAACTATACCAAACTTACTAACTTCGCAGCCAAGGACGCTTTGGTTAGCGGCAACCCTGCCAAGGTTGTTAAAGGCTCTGAAGTCGGAGCTGAATTTGACGCAATCCAAGTGGCAATTGCAACGAAGTCTGACTCAGCGTCACCTACTTTTACTGGCACAGCAACAACAGATAACCTGACAGTGAGCGGTACTTTCACAGTCGGCACGATTGATGGAGGTACTTACTAATGGGAGAGTTTTTCAAAAACTTACTTGCTAGCGCAATGAGCCAACAAGGCCGCAGTTTGATTGCAGGTGTTGGAGGTGCGTTAGCGCAGCAAGATATAATCAAAAACATTGAAGATTTAGGTAAGCAAGATATTTCTACGGTCTTTGGTCAAGAGACTCTACCTCAATATGAGGGCGGAATAGTTGGCGAGATAGCCCGTAGGTCAGAGTTCAAGCCGTTTACTGTAACCACTCCTACTGGCTCAAGGGCTACCCTGGGTGCAGGTGGCATGGATACAATGCTTAGTCCTACAGAGCAGGCGTTACAAGCTAGAATGCTAGGGTTTGGCTCTGAGGCTTTTGGTATATTAGGCGATCCTCAAGCAAGATCGGCAGAACAAGCAGCAACGATTGGTATGTTGACTCAAGACCCTATGCAAAGGGCTGCGCGTGAACAGGACATCTTTGGTCGTATGCAAGCCACTCTCGCACCTGAGCAGGAACGTGCAAGGTTAGGGCTAGAAGAGCGTCTAGCAGGTCAAGGTAGACTAGGGGTTAGGACTGCAATGTTTGGCGGTACGCCAGAGCAGTTAGCACTAGAGAAGGCTATCGCAGAGCAGCAAGCAGGTCTTGGCGTAAGTGCTATGGAACAGGCTAGAGCAGAGCAAGCACTACAGTCACAGCAAACCCTCGCGGGATTGGGAGAGACACGAGCAAGACTAGGACTTCTCGGAGAGCTAGGTCTGTCTGCTATTCCTACTGCTTACGCAGGACAGAATCAGTTACTTGCAAACTTGCAGCCACAATTAGAAGCATCTCGTATTGCAACTGCGCTACAATCTACTGGTCTTGGCTTAGGCACTCAGCTTGCCGAGTCTGGTCTAGAGTCTCAACTAGGTTACGCAGCACTAGCTAATGCTCTTCGTCAGCAGCAGTTCCAAGGGCTGTTTGATTTGTTGAAAGGTGAGCAGCAATCTAATAAACAGCCAACAACATCTACTACAGGCGGCTTAATTAATACTTCTGGATTAGATCCTATAACCGCAGGAATAGCAGACCAAATCAATAAAGGTGTAGGCGGGTTTACATCTAACATTTTAAATTTGCCAAGCAATTACCCGTTCCCATCATAGGAGTTAAACAATGGCTATAAACATTCAAAGTCTGTTTGCTGACATCATTGATACTCCTGAACAGCGTCAACAGAAACTACTTCAGCAGGGTATGATGCAAGGGCAGTTGCTTGCTTCTGGTCTTCGAGGTCGTGCCGCTGCGTTAGCTCCTCTTGCTCAGGTAGCAGGTCAGCTTGGTGTACAGCGTCAGGAAAACCTACGCCGTGCAGTACAGCCTATGCTTGGGATTGATCCAAGGACTACTGGCGAGAAGATGGCTGAAGAAATTGGACGTATAGATTTGACTACTCCTAACGGACTTCTTGAAGCTGCAAACAAATTACAATCAACAGATCCTATAAGAGCAGCAGCATTAAGGCAAGAGGCAATTTCTTTAACTCAAAGCATTGCTGACAGAAATAGAACTATTCGCAGACAAGACGAAGCTGACGAAAGAGCTAGGTCAGCAGAATCTCGCGCACAAAAAGCTGAAACACGAGCAGATGCTTTACATATATTAAATACACAAAGATTAGAAGAACAGCTTTTGGATGCAGCAACAACAAGAGAAGATTCTGAAGAAGAGCAAGCTAGACTAAATAATCAAAGAACTTTAGTTGTTAACACTGTTAGAAAAACTAATCCAGAATATGCAAATATTATTGAACAAGGCAACCTTACAAGTAATCAATTAACATCAATATATGAAAAGTTTACTGAAGATCCAGAAATCAAAACAACAATTGCTTCTATAAAAGGATCTGATGTTTTAAGGTTAAATCCAGATTTAAACATTGAAAGCCCTAATGCTTCTTATCAGGTAATGATTAGAACAAACGAAGGAAGAAATCCTGAAACAAATCCATCAGATAGAATTGGTGCGATTGTTTCTTTTGTAGGACAAAATCAAGGAACAGCAGCAGGAGCAATTCCTAGATTAGAAAAACCAGAATATAAGAATTTAGCATTAGAAAATTTTGGACAATATATTGAAGCAGGAGCTTCTACAGAAGCAATAGCTCAAGCAATATATGATGAAGTAACTATTAATAACGTAGATAGAGAAACAGCAATTGAAACTGTTTTAAATAATTATAGATTAAATAAGCCAAGAGCAGCAGTAATTAACAACGATGCTTTAGCTGATCCTTCTATAGTTCATCCTTTGTTAACTAAAGAATTTTTTAAAGCCAAGCAGATTTCAAAAAATGATGAATTAAAATTTGAGCCAATTACTCAAGCTCAAATTGACAGTGGAGAATTTGAAGGCTCAGGATTTACTCCAAGTGTTGGCGATTTAATTATGCTTTATCCTAATCGTCTTCCGAATAAACAATTAGATAAAGACCCTGAGACAAGGCAGATTCGATACAATAGAATTTATCTTCCTCGATAAGAGAAGCATATAAATGGCAGACTCAATACTATTAGCAAACAACAGGATTGAATCAATACTATCCATGTCTGAAGACAAGCCGATAGAAGAAACTGTTGATAATAATTTTTTATTAAATCCAGATCAGCTTGCGGGAGTTAGTGAAGAAAATCCAATTCAAAGAAATGCTGAAGCAGAGGTTTTACAACCTCAAGTCAGTATAGAGTCTTTTGCTCCAAATAAAATAGAATCAATATTAAACTTTGATCCAGATTTAAAGCCAGTAGCTCCAGAGTTAGATGTAGACAAACAAGATCCTTCATTCTTGGATGAGCTAGGTTATTTTTTTAGCTCTTCTGAAAATGATGTGACCAATGCAGCCATATGGGCAGAAGCAAAGTGGCCTATGGGTTTGTTTGTTATTGACTCTGATGGGTTTAAATACTTATCGCCAGAAGAAGCATACGGAGAAGGATTTAATCAAGCCGATGAAGTTACTCGTGGCGAAATGATTAAAGCTGCAAAATTAAGAAGGCTTGCAGAAGATTATCCAGAATTCTCATATCAAGAACCAGACTCTCCTGTTGCGGAATTCTTAGGAACGGCGGGAAAAATTTTAGCTTCGCCAACAACATTGTTTCCTATTGGAAAATCATATAAAGCAATGGCAGGTATTGGTGCTTTGCTTGGAGCAGAGTACGAAATACTAGATCAAATGGCAGAAGAAAGAGAGATATACGATCCTCAAGCTATTCTTGAGTCTTCTGCTATAGGCTCTGTTGCATCTGTTGGAATAGGAGCAGCAATTAATAAGATAACAAAAAGCTCTAAACGAAGTTATGCAGAAAGACAAAATAGAAAAAGAGTAGAAGAAGCAAACGCTGACGCTAAAGTTATTTATGATGAGATTGTAAAAATTCAAGCAACCGAAGACATTGCTCCTCAAAAACTACCAGAAGTTGTCGGTCAAAGAATTGGGATGAGAACAGAAGATGTTGTTGAAACGCTCAAAGTTTCAGGAAGAAAAATTGTAGTTCCAACAAGACCTCAAGCAAAAGCTATACTTGAGGCAACATCATCTGACGCATTAGGATCAGGTATTCTTTCGAACAATCTTGGAATTTTATCTTC